AATATACCTTTTGACATTGGTGAACCTTTAAAGAATTTGTATGGTTTGTATTCACCTGATTTACATAATTCCATACTTTCGGTGATTGCCGCGAAGTAGATTGTTTCAAATATTTCTTTGTTTAATTGTTTTGCCTCTTCAGATGTGAAGATATAATCCATTAAGAAAAATACGTCAGCAAGACCTTGAGTTCCAATTGCAATTGCTCTTTGTTCTAAACCACCTTTTCTACCTTGTTCAGTCGAATAACTATTAATGTCAACAACTTTGTTAAGTGCTCTAACAACCTTTCTAACTTCACTATAAAGTAATTTGAAATCAAACTCGCCTTTAACAATAAAGTTTTTCAATACCATAGATGATAACGTACAGATAGCTGTAGTAGTTTCATCAGTATATTGGTAAATCTCATTACATAGGTTAGATTGTTTAATTACTCCAATGTTTTGATGATTCGTCTTTCTGTTCGCACTATCTTTAGAACATAAGTAAGGAACTCCGGTTTCAACCTGAGATTCAATAATTTTATTCCAAATTGTTTGAGCTTTCACTTTTTTACCAAGTCCAAGTTCAACCGCTTTATTGTAGTTTGATTCATACTCATCACCATACGCTTCTTGTAATGGTTTAATACCCGCCTTTTTAATATCATTAGGACAGAATAAGTACCAATCATCGTTGTTCTTAACCGCATTCATAAAGTTATCCGGTAACCAAATTGAGGTAAACAAATCTTTTGCTCTCAATTCCTCAGCACCCGTATTCTTTTTGATTTCAAGTAAGTCCATAATGTCTTTATGCCAAGGTTCAATGTAGATAGCCGCACTACCGGGTCTTCTACCTTGTTGGTTAAAGAATCTCAATCCTTCATTAACAATCTTTAGATACTTTAATAAACCACCCGCAAATCCTCCTGATGAGTTAATACGACTTTCTTTACTACGAATGTTAGACATACATAGACCAATACCGGCAGCGTCAGACGAATATGTTGAGATGTCGTTGAATGTTTGTAGTAAACCTTCTCTTGAGTCCCCGTGATTGTATTTCAATACACAAGACGCTAGTTGAGGTGTTTTAGTCCCCGCGTTAATCATAATTGGTGTTGCGGGAGATATAACTTGATTTGATAATGATTGATAATACTCAACCGCTTGTTCAAATGATTTAGTAACCCATAAAGCCACTCTCATATACATATGTTGAGGTCTTTCAATTACTCTACCTTCAGGATTTTTTAACAAATACATTTCTTGTAATGATTTCCACGCAAAATAATCAAAATTGTAATCATTCTCGTGATTAATTACAGAATCAATATTTTCAGGGCCATATTGTTCAATAGTTTCCATTAACTTATCGTTAATAATACCATCAACGTGTAAAGTGTGCATTGTATTACAGAAACTTTCATCAGTTTCTTTGTGGTATGCAGAAATAGCAACAGAAGATGCCAATCTTGAGTAATCGTGATGACTACCGGTATAAGCGGCAGCAATCTCATAAACCAATTTATCCAACTCTTTTGTTGTAATAACACCCTCAGTTGGAACAGAAGTAATAACTTTAATGAATACCTCATCAGCATTCACGTTTAATCCTTTTGCCGCTCGTTTAACTCTCTGATATATTTTTTGAGGGTTAAACGATACTTCGTCTCCCCCTCTTTTTTTTATCTTTAATGACATCATATTAAAAATCCTCCGTAAATGTTAATGATTCACCTAACTTGGCTTTTTGATACTCCATAGTTCTTGATTCAAAAAAGTTACCTTTTGTTTCAACAGCAATTTGTTCCATAAATTTAAATGGTTGTTCAACATTAAAATGTTTTTTACATCCAAACTTAACTAATAATCCGTCAGTTACAAATTCAAGATATTGTTTCATCAAGTTTGAATTCATACCAATTAATGATACTGGTAATGATTCTGTAATAAATTCTTTTTCAATATCTAACGCAGACAATAAGATTTCTTTAATCCTTTTCTCAGTTGGTTTGTTCTCAACGTGGTTGTTAATCAAATGAATTGCAAAATCACAATGTAAGTTCTCATCTTTAAAGATTAATGAATTAGCATTACATAACCCCTGCATAATTCCTCTTGATTTCATCCAAAAGATAGAACAGAATGACCCTGAGAAGAAAATACCTTCAACCGCTGCGAACGCAACTAATCTTTCTTGGAAAGAAGCATTCTCAATCCAATCAAGTGCCCATTTAGCTTTCTTTTGAACCGCTGGTAATCTATCAATTGCGTGGAAACATTCGTCTTTCTCTGTTTCATCAGAAACATAAGTGTCAATCAATAATGAATACATTAACGAGTGAATGTTCTCCATCATAATTTGAAATCCGTAGAAGAACTTCGCTTCAGCATATTGAACCTCTTTTAAGAAATTCTCCGCCAAGTTTTCATTTACAATACCATCAGACGCCGCAAAGAACGCTAATATATTTTTAAGGAAATATCTTTCATTATCAGATAGATTTTCCCAATCTCTAATATCGTTAGATAAATCTACCTCTTCCGCAGTCCAAAATGCTGCTTGATGTTGTTTGTAAAATTCCCATATATCATTATGTTCAATAGGGAAGATAACAAATCTGTCATTATTTGGTTCTAATATTTTTTCTTTCATTTTTATATTAATTTTGTGTTTGTTCTTTTTGTTTTCTTTTGTCTAACAAATCTTTTATTCTTTGTCTGTTTCTTTCTTCAGTTTGTTCTTCTAAACCTAAGAATGTTACTGAACTCTCAGTGTCAATCTCCAACATACCATTATCAAATTTACAATTCTCAAATACAACCCCATCATCACCAATACGTGATTTAGTAATTGCAATCGTCGCTAGTTTCATTTCTTTTTGTTGTAGAGATTTAGCCACGGAAATAATTACGTGTCCAACCTGTGCTTTTTTGATAGAACCACCCATTTGGTCGGTAGTTACAACATCGGACGATATTGAACTTCTATTACCTTGAGTTGCTGTCCATCCTACCAAATCAAGTTCGTGACACATAGATTCAAAACCTCTCATCACAGACCCTTCAGATTTCCATTCATCCCCCAAGTTTTTATCCGGAACCACACAATCAATGTAATCCAATAATACCATATCAATTTTAATTCCTTCTGAAATCATTTTTCTAATTTGGTTCTTGATTTGCATCATTGTTACAGTATCAGACGGAAGTTTTTTAAGTATCAATTCATTAGGCATTTTCTCCTTAATTTCTTGAACTTTAGTTATTACTTCATCTTTTCTTAAAGACAAATCGTCCGGGTGGATTTTTGTCCATAATGTGATGTGTTTACGTTGAATAATCTTCGGGTTATCCTCAAAGAATATTTGTAAAACATTGTATCCCAAATTAAATGCGTGATTTGAGATTTTTGTAAGTAAAGTTGATTTACCTACACCTGTTGGTGCTAAAATAACACCGATTTCACCCTTTGCTAAACCACCTTTTAACAACCTATCTATTCCCGGAATACCCATCGGTATCGGATGACGATAATCCTCGTTTAAAACATCATCTAAGTTACTAAAAACACTTTCCGTTCCCTTATCGTGTTCTCCTACTTGTAATGCCTTACTAACCATTTCCTCTAATGTGTCATAACTCTCAAATTCACCGGTGTCGATGATTTTTTGAGCTTTAACCATTACTTTCTGTAACTCCTGTTGTTTACAGAACTTCATTGATTTTTCTTGTACAAATTCAGCGCCTTCAAGCGTAGATTCCTTAACTTTATTAAGGGTATCAATAATTATTTTTGCCGCTAAAGGTTGTTGTATCTCAGATTTTGTGATTTGTTCTAAGGTGTCAAAGGTTGGTGTGTGTTCATATTTTGTATAATACTCTTTAATCATTTGAATGATTAATTTGAAATATTTATTCTCAAAATAATTTGTTTCAATCACATCTATAATAGACCTTGAGAAATCTTTATCGATAATGATTTGGTTTAATAATTGTATCTGAAAGGTACTACCTAGATACTCGAAATTTTTGTTTGACGCCATATATTTTTCTTTTAGTGTATTAATAAATACTATACACTTAGGTTAACCTCCATATATTTTTTTGTTAAATTTTTTGATGAAAAAATGTCAGTCAAGTTCATCAACAAGTTTTTTAGGTGTGGGCGTACATCCACAGTATATCTTACCTTTGGAGGGTATACTTTAGCATCCACTTGTCTATGACAAATTGTCACATCATTTTGCTTAATAAAGATATTAAAGTACTCAGGTCCATCAATATATGACGTATCCAAGATAGAAGGATTGTTAATAATTTCGTACATATTGTCCGTCATATACGTTACGGTTTTTAATGATAATTGTGATTGAATATCTTCTTTAAATTCACGAAGTAATTCATAAAGTTCTAATGAGTTTTTCCCCTCATTATTAAACTCTCTAACGTTAAAAAATCTCTGTACAATGATGTTATCATTTACCATCATTAAGAATTCTAATTTTACCGATTCCTGGTCTTTCATAGTTTTAATTAATTGTTTTTATAATTTCTTTTTTCTTTTCTTGTTAGTTTCATAAAGGGTCTAACAAAATTAACCCACGCGTCATCGCCCTTTGGTAGATACTTAAAAAAACCGTCTTCCATCATCATCTTAATAAGACCTCTATGACCCCTTCCATCAGGGTCTAATGTTTCTCTATAATACAATTCAACAAGTTCCTTAGCGTCGTCACTAATCAGTGGTGAGGACAAATTTATGATTTTTTCGTTGATAACAAAATATTCATCACCATAAACTCCGGTTTTTGTTTTACCGGATAATAAATTTTGTAATGTCTTATTATCCTTGTTTTCCTTAAGAAGGATTTCCGCCTTTTCTAAAATATCGGTAATTGAAACCGGTTTTTCAAGTAACTCAGGAAAAAACTTAATAAGTGTCTTTTCACCCAACCCATATATCCCATCAATATTATCCGATTTATCACCCGATAATATCTTATAAGTTCTAATGTTTTCGTGAGGAAATTCGTAAAAATCACATTTGATTTTACTTCCAAGAGAATATGTCTCTTTGGTTCTCGGATAATATACAGATACCTTATCGGAAATAAGTTGAGTAAGGTCTTTATCACCCGAATAGATGGTTTTTTGTTCGTTTTCCGAGATTTGGCAGTAGTAAGCAATCAAATCATCCGCTTCATTATTATCTACGTTAATTTGTCTTATATAACAGTCCTCCAAGTATTGTTTGATTCTTTCTTTCTGCTCAGTGAAAGAATCTAACTTATACTCGTTGTCTCTGTCTCTACGTTGTTCTTTATATTGGGGATAAATAAGTTTACGGGCAGAAGAGTTATCATCACCGTCCCACATAACAACAACCTTATCAAAGTTTTGTTCGTCTATGAATCGTCTAATGGTATTCACAAAGTGCCATAAGGCACCTATGTGTTTCCCATTGTGATAAAAATCTTTAACCCCGTGGAAACCAATTTTTACTAAATTGTTCCCGTCAACCAAAAGTGTTTTAGTCACTTATTTTTTTGTATTCGTTACTATAATATTTTGTTACTCTTTTTCAAATTATCCTCAACCCATAATGGTTGAAGATTTTCATAATGACACAACTTATAAAGTTCGTCTTCTGTTTTTGCCGATGATAATGGAATAATGTGGTCAATATGCCACTCACTCCTGTTATCCCAAGTCATACCATCAGTAAATTGGGTTTCTAAATGTTCTTTTAAAAATTGCGGGGAACAACCTACAATGTCAAAAGTTTTGTTAGTTTTGGTAATGTTTCGGGTTTTAAGAAACGATAAAAGTCTAGACCTCATTACACATTTTAATCTAAAAATAACATCATTTTTTAATCTTAAAGAATGATAAAGATTTCTTCTTACTTTAACTTTTTCCTTATTTTTTTCTGACCATTCTTTTTTATAAGTTAAAATATTTTCTTTATTCTTCTCATAATATATTTTATACCTGTTTGGGTCTTTTTGATATCTTTTTTTTGACCTATCATTATCTTTTATCCTAATAACATCAATATTTTCTTCTCGGTAATTTTTAACTTTTAATAATATTTTTTCCCGGTTATCAACATATTCTTTTCTTTTTTGGTCTTTTATTTTTTCATCGTTATTATCCCTATATTTTTTCCAAACAAGATAAGAGCATTGTTTACATTCAGTTCTAAACCCATCTTTAGAATCTTTTCTTTTTCTAAAATTAGACAATTCTTTTTCAATATTACACTTACAACAAACTTTAGTTTCCATTTTTAATATATTCTTTTAATAATTTATTAACAAGGGAAGATAAATTTATAGATTTATCCTTAAAGTATTGTGGTAATTCGGGGTCAAGAGACACCGCCAATTTTACTTTCTTTTTTTCATCTTCAACTTTTCTTCTTCCCATATTATATAAATACCATCAAATAATTAAAAAGTATAATTATTTATATTTTTTTTAATTAAAATCTTCTTCTTCAGTTTCACCCAAAATAATCTCACCTGTCCCACTAAGAATCGCATTCCAATAACTAGAATATTCTTTTTTATATTTATCTAAAGCTTCTTTTGTATCAGATATATAACCGTGAGGAACCGCAATAATCTTACCATCCTTGTATGCAATCCCATTTACGTGATTTTTCAAAATAGAAATTTTAGTTCGTATAGCATAGGAAATTGTTCTTCCATTTTTTGTTGCCGTTATATGATTTACCCCAGCCTTTTTTTGATTACCAAATAGAAATACTAATGAAGACGCTAAATATAATGCCTCACCACCTTTGGGTTTAATTTCTGGTTGACCAAAAGGTCCATCAGGAAGGAGAACCCAAGGCTGATTACAAACAACCAAAGTATTATAATAAGGATAATCCTCTTTTTTAGATTTGGAAATTCTAGAATGAATCCCCATACCTATTTTATCCGCAAGCACTTTAGCGTTAAACATACCCCCACCTTTACCGTCAAAAGTCATCTGACACGGTATACTTCCAATTGAGTCCCATAAGAACAATAAACTATAAGGTATCTCACCCTTTTCTTGAGCATCTAAAACATTATTTATAAAATCAGTTGCTTGCTCAATAACATCAAAAGAATCATTAAAGATGAAATGACCATCCCATTCCCCATTTTCATTTTGTTCAGCTTGTAAACCTAACTCAACCGAGTGCTCCCAAGACCATTTTTTTTCAGTTATAATTAACACCGGTAAATGTCCTTTTTTTTGAGCATCAACCGCCGCTAATATCATAGCCGTTGTTTTTGAAGCATTACTATGTCCCAAGAACATATTAATACCCCCCATTACAGGTCCGGGTAAACCACAAGCATCCATAAAAGCTTCACCGCAGTTATAGAAACTTTCAGGTTTGTATTTTGTTTTTGTAGAGAATTTACCCTTTATATCCTCTAACGAGAATGTTTTCTTTTTAATTGCCATATGTCCAAGTTAATTTAATTTTTTTAGTTTGTTTAGACAAGTTGGACACCAAGTATGTCTTAGTGTCCAAGTTATATGTCCAAGTTTTTTTTGATTAGAACGGCATATCATCTTCCGGTTCATCACCTAATTGAGGGTCAATCGGAGCAGATGGTTTAGAACCACCAAAAGATACTTCACCCTCGTCAGAGTTACCATAGTCGTAACCACCTTTGTCAGTATTCCATTTTGGAGTTTCACCTCTTGCAATAGCTTCTAAGTACTCAACCGGTTTTTTAGAGTAAACATCTTCCCAAGTTAATTCATCGTTAATCCAACTGTCAGCAGTTGTTTTATTTTCGTGAATTGGTGCCGCATCATCATACATAACCGTTTGAATCACTGTATAAACCGCTCCTTTTGGAGTTTTAGCTTTAGTTAATTC